AGAAGAGTAGCGAGCGAACGGGCGGGAAATTGTCTGCGAGATCGCGAGCGGCGCGGATGAGTTTATAGCGCTCTGCGGTTCCTGCGGTGTCTTCTGCTCCGCTGATGTTGCGAGAGATGCCGCGCTTGGTGGAGTCAAGCGCCGAATCGAATCGCCCGAAGTTGCGAAGTTTCTCCTGCGAGATCATTCGCGACATCGCCGCCTTGGGCGAAACTACCGCAAGTGCCTTTGTGATGAAATCTTGCTTCATGGATATTGTGTCGGGAATGCTGAAACAACTCTTTTTACCCTATTGCCCTGTGCGTTGTCAATGGCGGCTTGGAGTTCCTTGATCGTCTGCGCCACTTCGCCCAAGTTGGCGCGGGTGAACGAGCGGCCCGCGATGCTGTAACTTGCGCCTGCCACGGCGATTGCTTCCAAGCAGGCGATAAACTGCGTTTGCAAGCCCTGCAATGTCGCGAGCGGCAGGCCGAAGTAGGATTTGGAAAGTGCCATTGTTTGGTGCGTTGTGTCAAATTCTCGACGCGATATATTTTCCTCTGCTCATTGCGCCCCGAGCGCGATCGAGCTTCGCCCAACTTTCGAGCTTCATGGAAATGGAGCGCGTGACGGCGGTGCGGCCTTTACCGGAGCCGCGTTTGCGGCCGGCGCCTTTGCGGGCGCCGCCGTGGGATTTGGTTTGTTTCATTATAGATTCTTTTTAATTGATACATTGCGCAGGCAAATCCTTCTGGAGACTCTGGCGACTCATATTCTTCAATAACTTCTTTAACAGCTTGCAAGATTTTTTGATTTGCGATGATCATTTTTAAATCTTTGGTTTAGGTTTAGTTGTTAAATTGAGATGCGTAAAAGATTTTTCTGACACGATGACCTTTGGTTTCGTCGTAGTAATCAGCATGGAGGTTTCCGTTTTCAAAAACCCTTGCCCCGCTTGCTAAATGTTGCGCGGGTGTGCTTAAGGTTACATATCCTTCAGGGTGTTTTTCGTTGATTTTCCATCCATCCCGCAAAAGGGTTTCAACAGTTGTTTTTTGTTTTTTTGTCAAAGCAATGGTAGCGAGAGGCTGAACAAGTTTTGGTGATCCTGTAACTTGAGCGTAGAAGTGGGGATACTTGTCTTTGAAGGTAAGCAACAGGTTTCTGGCTATGGATTGCAATTGTGTCGCTACCCGATTTTTCCCAGCTTTTGTTTGAAGACATTTCCAATGATCGCGAAAAGGATGATCAATTGAATCTGCTTTTTGTTCGGAAAGGTCATACAGGTATTGCTGAACGAAATGTTTTTCGTTGCCGCTCAATTTCCCAACGGTCAGTCCTTGACTGGATTTTTCTTCTGCAAACTTCAAATAGTCTGAAACGATTTTGAATGCTGTTTGGTATTCGGCTTGAGTGTTCATTTTTTGGTTTTGGTTTTTGGTTTTCGTCGTCGCCGTGGTGGCTTCGATCTGGGATGACTTTCTCACGAGTCTTGAAATTCGTCAACAACTTTTTTCAACTTTTTTTCATGCCCCGCCGAGCCGCTTAAACATTAGCTCTCCGAGCCAATCGGCAGCACCCCGGCAAGCATGGCCGATGCGAGCGCGATACACTCGCAATCCCAAAGGTGGTTTGGACGCCCGCCGATCTTTACCCAGCGTTGCTCCACCTGTTTCGTCTTCGCGTTCACGATGTCTTTCTTCATTTCTGAGAGCATATGCTTGCGGTAATCTTCCGACACATCTCTCGGCACTTCCCATTTCGGCGCGGCCCCAGGTTGGCGCAACGAAGCGAGCTTGTCTTTGATCCCTTCGTTGCTGAAGAAGAAATAGAAGGCGCGAAGGTTGTCGCTGCCGGCCACGGCGGTTTCGATCTTGCTCACGAACTTGCGCACACGCCTGCTGTTTTCAGTATGATAAAAACCATCCTGCCCAGAACCGTGCGATGCCGTCCAGCCATTGCGCGCACAGCGTTCGTAAACGAGCGGTGTGTCGTAGCCGGCATCGATCACCACGGCGCGGGGATGAACCTGATATTGTAACGCCATCGCTTCGATCATTTCCCAAGTCAGCAGTCGAGCTTCGGCCAAGAGCATCGAACTGCCATCAGCGCGAAAGGCGCGGATCGCGGCCCAAAAGTGGTCGCGCTGTTTATCGACGCACAAAAACCGCCGATGCTCGCCGTCGATCTTCTGGCCGTCAATAAAGTCTGCCTTGGAATAGTCGCCAGTGGAGATTTCTGGCAAGCTACTTGTCACTTCCTCTTGCCACACCTGCGCTTTGCGTTTCTGAACAAATTGCTTGAGCGGTTCCAGATTCCCAGCGTGCTTGGATTCCTGCGCCTCGATCCACTCGCGCACAATGCTAAACCACGGAATCCACCACACTGCGTAGGCAGGAAACTCGAACGAACGATGCCCGCGAATCGGGTGCGGGTTCAGAGCGCGGTAACTGGCGCTTGCCGACAGTTGCCTGCGAATCGCCGCCGTATCAGCATAGGCGGCATGACACGCGGGACACTCCATGCGGATCGAGTCTTGCACCTTGTCCCACAGAACTTCGCCTGTTTCGTTTTTTAGGACATCGTATTTGATGTCATCGAAAGTGTAACGATTCCACGCCCCGCACTTGCATTCCCATCCCCACACTTCCCGCGTCCCGCTTTCCCACTCGGCATCGGCCTCGTGATCGCTGTCCCAGCCCTGCGAGACGAGAATGGTTTTCCGGTTCCAGCGATCGTGATGGCGAGCCTTCAATTCCCGAATCATCCCGTGCTTCCATCGCCACACTTCATCCCCGATGCAATAGCGCATCGACTTCTCTTGCAAGTTCGTCATGTTGGCCCCGCCAGCAAATAACACCATGTGCGGAAAGAAGATCGTCGTTTTGCGCAACGCGTGGCGATCTTCGGGAAACAATTCTCTCACAGGTGCGCACTCACGAAATATCGGGAGCAAGCGCGATTCTGTCCAATCCTTCACCATATCGTCTGTCTGGCCGACGAAAAGCGTAGGCCCGGGCTTCTGAGCGACGATGAAACAGGCCAAGGCTTCCATCATCGTCGTTTTGCCTGCTCCCGTGGATGCGCGGATGAAGACTTGCGTTGTCTCGTCATCGCTTGCGGCGAGTAGCGGCTCGTTCATCCACGGTGCTACGGTGCGATCGAAGCGGGATGCGCGGTCGCTATTGGGGAAGTGGACATGATCTTCGGCCCAGTCCAAGAGCGTGCCGTCGAAGGCAAGCTTGATTCCATCGCGAATGCCTGATGCCAACGGGTTCATGGTTTCATCCCAAATGCCTTCATTAGCGTCTCCACGCTTGGCGATTCATTCCCTGTAGGCACATAAGGCTCATCGTCGCCATCATAAAAAGCTGTGTCCCAAGTGACATCAAACATCTTCCGCAGCCCGCGAGTGGTGAGCGTGATCTCGCCCTCCTCGGCGAATTTTGGGTTCTTGCGGCAATATATCGCCCAGAGCGACGATTTAGTCATAGCTTCGGCATTCCTTCGCCATCTTGTCGATTGCGGCCCTGAGCGCCGGCCACTCGTGTGGGTCGATCTTGATCACGCCCGGCTCGGCATCGTCTGGCGATTGCGTAATTTTTAAGAACTCGCCACCGCACTCATCAACGATCTCGATCTCTGTTGTGCCTTCGTGGAATATCGGTTCACCCTTCACGCACACAGCAATCTTCAATGTTCGCGTTTCGTAGGTCACACTAATTCGGGGAGCTTGCGATCATCCTTGGCTTCAAAGATAAGTTGCGCCACGCGCTCAAGCGTGTAAGGGCATGCGTCCATTCGCCTTGTTTCATACTTGTCTTCCGCCTCGTTATAAACTTCGGCATTGAATTGTAAATACTCGCCGCCACCGTGCTTCAAGTAGCTGCGGATTTCGTTAGTAATGTCATCGATGAGCAGCAAGGCATCAAGCCCCGCCAAGGCGTATGCGTGATCATCGCGGTCTTCCGGTAGGTTGAATTCAAGGATTGCTTTCATTATTTTCTGGTTCTTAGGAGTTCATAGACTTCGGCCTTTGCCGAGTGGTATTTTTCAAGGATGCGAAGAACGCAGTCCACGGTATCTTCATCGCCTTCCGCATGCTCGTAAACATGCGCGGCGATCTGGTGCAGCTTTTGGCTGTTGGCTTTGTAGTAGTCGCGAAGGCTTTCATCAAGCTCTCGGGTTGGTTTGGATTTGGGTTGTTTCATAGTTTCTCAAGTTCCTCTCTGATCTCACTCAATATCTGCTGCGTGCGCTCGTGCAACTTCTTTCGCAGTTCGGCTTCGCCCAAGCCTGCCAGAGCGCCACTGGCATCGTTGACCAAGGCTGCGAGTTTGGCGCTGAAGATTGCGCCGATGCGGATGCCGCTTTCTTTCACTGCCGTCACTTCCACAAGTTCCCCGCGATCCTGTGCGATCTTGAGCCGAAGCCTTTCGCTTTCGAGAACGAGCTTCTGAAGCCGCGCATCGTTGAGTGAAGCCGGTGCGTTTTGGCCGTTGCCGTTCGCTGCCAAGTAATCTTCCCGCCACTTGGTTGCCTTCGCGATATCATCCATCGGGCATCCGAGCTTTGCCCATTTCGCGACAGCGCCTTGGGTCATTCCCCAAGCGCGGGCGATAGCGTTCTGGCCGGTTGAAGATCGCGGGCGTCCGGCCATTTTCAATTACCTTGTGTAAATTGTTTATTCATAAGGGAGGGAAACGCTCTCCT